CTCAATCTCAATGTCTGGCTCAGCAACCATCAAGTCCTCATCCGCTAGTCCTAATGGGGCTTGATTTAGTGATTTCTCAATTGCCATTTTCTATCCTTAGTAGTAAGCAGCTTGCTTACGTTTGAAGTATTTCTGTTCTTCGGGTTCATCAGAAGGTAGCCTAATAAATCCCCCTTGTCTAAATCTAAGAAGTGCTTGACTTGTAGAGTCTACCAAGTCATCGTTTGCACCGCTTGGAAAATCATTGCATTCTTCAATCACATCCTTGGCCCATCTTTTGTCTGGCGTCCAAACTATCCCTGAACTGAACAAGTCTGATATTGCATTGACTCTGCTTATCTTATCCTGCCCTTTGCCCGGTGTGAACTCCGCTACCGGCACGCCCATACGTCGCAGTTCTTGGTAAAGAGCCGCACCATTTGACTTTTTCTCCACGATAAACGAGTCTGGTTCCCATTCTTTATATTCTTCAAACACTAACTGTTTTAACTCCGGAAACTCTAACCGTTTCTTAATTGCATTTAATAATATAATGCAGTAGTTATTAGTTTCTTCGTTAAAAAATACGCCCCAAGTTGTTAACGCATTATAGTCAGCACGATTATTTGTTTCTTGTGCTGCGTCAAGAGACATAATAATGTATTCACAACTAGGCGGATCTTCTTTCTCCCAGATTTGCCACCAATCTCTTTTAATTAATGCGCCTTCTTCGGCAGTCGGGTTCTGCATATATTGAGCTTGCCAATATCTTGGGTCCATTCCAATACGCTTTGACTCTAACTCCTCAATAGGCCAAAACTCAGGCCACAAGGGGCTTCCCGAGGGAAGGATAGCTGGAAATTCAACAATTTCCCATTCATCTGCGTCCTCGTTTTGGGTCATATGATTGATTATCTGACCAGTTAAATCTAATTTTGACCAACGAGTCATAACAACAATAATAGCGCCTCCAGGCATAAGACGCTGTAAAGGACCACTTTGAAACCATTCCCACGCAGGTAAGAATACATCTGATCTACCCTGTCTGGCTTCCTGCTCGCTATGGGGATCATCGATAATAAATAAGTCAGCGCCGCGACCAGCAAGAGCACCACCAACACCGATAGCAAAATATTCCCCATTAAAGTTTGTCCCCCACCGTGATGCAGATTTAGAGTCTTGTTGAAGCTCAATCTGCGGAAAAATGCTTTTATAAGAGTCCGCAGCCACTAAATTTCGCACCCTACGACCAAAGTTAACCGCCAAATCTGCCGTATGGGACGACATAATTACTTTTTTATGAGGGTATCTACCTAGAAACCAAGCCGGAGCTAGGTATGAAATGAGTTCAGACTTGCCATGACGGGGGGCAATGTTGACTATGACCCGCTTTTTCTTGCCATTAGCTATGTCTTCAAAGATTTTTGCCAGTCTTTTGTGGTGTGGGCCTACTTTATAGCCCGGATAGACATGTTCTACGAAGGATAGGAAGTCGTTTTGCCCTACTTGCCTGAGTTTTTCGACCTCATAGCGCGTTATTTCTTCCAAAACCTCCACTTTTTCCTCTTTGGAGAGGAGATGTAGGTTGTCTTTTAGGAATTTAATCCTCTGCGGGCTGAGCATCCGTAGCCTCTACGTCGATTACTTCCCCTTTTTTGCCCTTTGAAGTCAACCTTTCAAGCTTTTCAAGCTTTTCAAGCAAGGATTTCTCGATTTCTTCAACAGATTTATGCTGAACCGTGACTTCGGAGCGCTTCTTGAAGGCGTCAACACCGTCAATTTCACCCAGTGATTTGATTGCTGGGAGTGCATATTTGGGATCGGGGTTAGCAGACTGTTCCACCAACTTATTAACGACGTAGAGTTTATAGTCTGCTAGATCTTTGACTAGCATCTGGTCATACATTGAGACCATCCCCGCCAAGTAAGCAAGTGTCTCGTTCCTGTAGTTGCTGAAGTCAATGTTTTCTTTGTCCTTCAGCATCCTTTTTGCTAGATCTCGTGCTGTTTCTTTATCTATTTCATCGGGTTCTATCGACTTACCCTGTAGGTCAGAGATAAGTTTGATTGTTCTAGCACGAACTTCTAGTTCTTCCTCTTGAGTCATAGGTGGCATGGCCTCCAAAGCATTGGGAGGAAGAGCCATGTTTTTTTCTATGTCAAGTATGTATGTAGACATGCGTGGTTTGTAACATAAAAAAATGGGCTACGCAAGGTAGCCCAAAAAGCCGCAAAAAGGGGGATAGGGTGTTCACCAACCGAATCTCCAAGGAGATTAAAGATTCCATTTGGACCTACCCCCGGAATCATTTAAACAGCATGGAACCAGTAAAAGCAAGGGGGGCATTTCGCAAGGATCAAGAATCCAAAATTTGTCAAGCTTTTCACGGGGGGAGGGGGGTCTAAATTTATTTGAAATTTGTGGAGCTATTTGTGTGGATTATGGGGTGTGGGGTGTGTGCAAATGATGGTCGATTTAGGGGGGTGGGGAGTGGGTAGGGGTCGCGGGGCGTGAAAACCTTTACCTCTCCCCTACAATGTCATATAACATAATCACCAAGACAATCCCGTCTTGGATAAATCCTTAATTGGAGAACACCATGCAACAAGATCCCTCTCTTGGCGAGATGCTCAAAGCGAGACTCGCTGGACAGCCCATCAATCAGTTAACGCTGGACCTGCGCATCAAATGCCCAGTCACCAGCGTGATGATGTCTGCCACGCCACGCAACAGTAAGGCTGTCTACTGGGCAGAGCGCCGCATGGCAATAGACCCGAACAATAAAGAGTGGCAGCGTTATGTTCGGTCCATGTATTTTCAACAGTACGACAAGCAGTAATTAACCGGGGGGCGCAAGCCCCCCATCAAGGAGGCTGTTATGTTTAGCGATAAATTTTATGTTCTTGGTAATCTGATGCTCGGCACTGTTGGTCTTACTCTAGGACTAGCATCGTGGTTTCTAGCTGATTTCTTCAACGGTGCGCATCTGTTGATGGTGATTGGCGGAACATGGTCAATCACATATGCCCTCACTAAATGTGAGTTAATCATAACCAAAGACTAGAGAGGGAGGGCTTCGGCCCTCTCTCTTTTTTTGCCCTCCGCTTTGATGCCAGTTATTTGTCCGTGCGCGTGCTGTGTGCGCGTAGAGGTCGCCGCTATCTATTGATTCACGCGAGCGTGAAACTCTAGACAATTCTTAGGCATAGGGTTATAGATATACCAAGGTCGGGAAGACCTTAACGCGAACGCCGAGCGCGTTCACTCGGCACACTTGGAGGTACACCAAATGGCTAAATCATCAGCCGCAAGTGTCGTCGACGACGACCAAGACCCCAAATCGCTTCGCGACGCGGGCTTTAAGCAGTGCCGTATCGACTATAATTTTACCAAGGTAGTCGAATGGTGTATGAAAAATATTCCCTCCCTTGGGAATCCAGAGGTTGCGAGGGCAGATCAAGTGCCCAAAGAAAAACGCGATGAATTAAAGGTAGGTTACCTTGACTACTATAACAGTATAGTCGCGCAACCTCGCTTCTTTGTCGTCGTCGATAATAACATGGTCGAAAAGCCAGAGGAAGAGTGGAAACAATTCCAAGGCGAAAAGCGAACGCTAGATGTACATATAGCGTTTGGAATCGACCAAGCAGGTCTTATTGACATTCGGGAGAATGACAAAGTTTGGTATGGTTTGGTGCAAGGTCTTAAAACCGATGCGAACGCATATGTGTCGAACCGCATCGGCGACCTTATCGCCAAGGCTAAGAGGATCTGGAAAAAGCGACTAGGTATAAAAGCCGAGCGCGCTTTGACTATGGTTTTCGACAAACGCGAAAAGAAGATGCTCGCCGATCTTTTACAGTACTGCATAAATGCAGATAGTAAGGGGACAGATAGCACCGCCGATGTAGCCAAGACCAAACGGCGCATCGCGGCATACTTCGCGACCGAGTAGTCAGTAGTGCCTAACCCGACCGGCGCGAGCCGGTCGGGTTTTTTTTCGCCAATCGAAACCAGTTATTTATCGGTGGGCGTGCTGTGTGCGTGTGAAGGTCCCTACTATTTAATGATTCACTCAGGCGTGAAATGCTAGACAATTCTAAGGGATGGGGTTATAGATATGACATCAACTCACTAGACCGAATTTGCAGGACCCTGCCGGTAGGGTTTACCGGCGTGTAGTACTCACTAGTGAGGTGATACCATGGCTAAAAAGCCAGTAGTTGCTGTGAACCCCGTTGACCCACAATCCATTGAGGATGTTGGATTTTTGTGGGGAAAAACAACTTCAGACCGTGAGACCTTAGCCCGTTATGTTATGGATAAGGTCCCTAGTCTGGGTGAGCCTGAAGTTGAGTTGCCTGATGAGACAAAAGACCGTCTCAAAACGGGCTTGCTCAACTACTACAATCAGGTAGTGAATCCGCCTGTTTTCTATGTTGTTGCTGATGGACACTTCATCCAAAAGCCAGAAAACGAATGGACTGAATTTCAGGGCGAGAAAAGACAGCTTGATGTCTATATCGCTTTTGGAGTTGACCAGTCTACTCTGATTCATCTCAGAGAACATGAGAATGGATGGTATAGAGAAGTGCAGGGACTCAAGACTGCCTTCAGCAAATACTTTTCCAATGCATGCGGTGAGATAGTCAAGAAGGCGAGAGAGCTAAAGGATAGGGCGCAGGGCATCAAGAAAACACGGGCTTTGACCAAAGTGTTCAGCGTCAGAGAGAAGGAAATGCTGGACTCTCTACTAGAATTCTGCAAGAAAGCAGATGGACGGGGTAATGATCCTACAGCGGATCTCGCCCTTACTAGAAAGAGAGTAGCGGCTTACTTCGCAGTAACTAAGTAAGACTCAGCCCCGTCATGCTCCGGCATGGCGGGGCTTTTTTTCGGCTAACCGAAACCAGTTATTTATCGGTGGGCGTGCTGAGTGTGTGCGCGTTAAATAACGATTCACGCATTTAGTGAATCGTTAAATAAGATATGTCCAGTTAGTCGGAGCAGTATACCTTGCATCTCTGAGACATCCTGAAAAATAAGTTTAGAGTCGATTGGTAGGCGCGACTGTGGAACACGGAACAACTTTGGCTACTTTGTGGAACACGGCAAGCCTTTGATTACAAAGCAAAAAGTGATGTCTTGTTCCAATGTTCCAATGTTCCACAACTTTTAAAGAGTTACCCAGCAAAAATTTTTTCGTTCAAGAGGAGGCGCGCAGTGCAAAAATTAGTCAACAAAAAATTCGTCTGGCAGGTAATTGTGCAAAAGTTGTGGAACATTGGAACAAGCCTGTTTTTACCATATTTCTGCATCTCTCTCTATTTATATATAATATAATATATATAATAAAAACAACAACTTACACTCACACACACTCACATACTTTCTTGTTCCGCTTGTTCCACAACTCATTTTTTTCTTTGGAACATCTGGAACAAACTTTCACCCCCTCGTGAATCGTTATCTAAACCGATCCCGACACAACAAAAAAGTCAGATAAAAGACTTGACATATACCCATATATGTGCTATAATGTCATACTGGAGCTGGATTTTTACAATCCCCTCCCGCTTGTTTAGCGTTTCACGCAACAAGTGAATCGTTCTTTAACAATTTGGTTTGCTGGTTGGAGCAACCAGCCGTGTCGTAGGCGTAGGGATTTATTTCATTTCACGATGGGATGAATCGTTATTTCGCACACCTCTACTATATGTAGTTGCGTCGCGAGGACAGCAACCCCATACCAAGTCAGACACCACAAGACGGGGCAGTATGAACCGCAGTGTCACAACAGGGTAGTCCTTGAGAGTCAGGCGTCCATATAGCAAAAAGCCGGAGCAGTGTAAAAAGCGAATAACTACCGAGCAGTATCGACATGTGAGAGTCAGCGTGTCGTCGCCCCATGGGAGGCGGGGACACACAATCGGACTGGCAATCCGACCCTGACTTGATTCCTAACCTTTCACCTACAGGTGACAGCCAAAAAAGCTGGGAATAAAAAGCGTATCCTTACACCCTTTCTTTTAGAACACAACATTAGATGGATGGGAACATTTTGGCGGATTTAGTATTCATGTTCTCGTCCATCTTCCGGTGTGTTCTACACCATGCTGTTCCTTAACCACCTGGCGAGCTGATCGCCTAATCACTTAGGAGGCTGTATGCGTAACATCAAATCTAAAGTTGACCGGATCTCACTCAAGCACAAGTTTGACGATCCCAAATTACACCCATGGCAGAAGAAGCGCGATGCCATGACCGTCAGAAAAACCAAGCGTGCCAACCAATACGATGTCTTTGACGAAGACGGCGTGTGTGTTGGTTTTCTTTTCAGGGGGAGATGAAACGATGGGTTACAGATCCGACATTGCTTATCTCATAAAGTTTCATTATGAGAAACAGCCCGAGAAAGCCTATGCCGACTACACGCACTTCATTAATTACCTACTCAAGATAACAGAAGTAGGAGCGTATGAGTTGGACGATCCTTACCATTCGGTGAGGGAAGCGGGGCGTAAAGAGTTGGCACATATGCACGCCAACCCCGAAACCCTAACCATCTACTTCAATGCCGACGGCACCAAATGGTATGAGGACTACCCCGAGGTGCAGTTTCATATGGAGCTTGTTTTGCCAAGAGTCAAAACCTACGAAAGCGGCAACTACTCGCTGGCAATTCTTGGTGAGAACTACGAGGACATCACAAACGATGTCCACGATCCGACCTTCTTCATGTATGACATCTTCAATATAAGAAGGGAGATAGTTATCGATACACCCATCGGTGAAACGATATTTGATGCACTCAACCTAGAGGAGGACCAACCATGAGCAGAGAGCAGTGTGAGTATTGCGGTGAATACCTAGCACCGCATCGCATGGAATATGGCAAATGCATGCCATGCGCAACCGAGGAAGAAAGACGTGTCGGTATCAAGCCGAAGTTTGGCGTCGTGCCTATGCATAAGGGGCATTACTTTCCTATCTTTGATTTCAACAAAGAAGATCTTATCGGCATCAACAACAAGGGAGGGCTGGTGAAATGAGTGAGATTCGGTTTGGTGCAATGCGGGTAGATGTTGGGACGCTGAGTGACGCGGATTATGAGTATGTCCTTGGCATTTTCAAAGATGCTCTGAAGTTGGAGGGCTACGACCCCGAGGAGTATACGACTGATGAGTGGGTGCTTGAGTTTAAGTTTGAGAAAAGGGAGGTGTGAAATGATGTGGAACCACAGGGTAGTAGACATGACGGCAGAGAACGACGGAGATCCGTTGTTTGTAATAAAAGAAGTTTATTACAAAGCATACAACAGCAAGGAACCCGTCGGGCATTGCGAACCCTCTGTTATGTCAGACAGCAAAGAGGGACTGAAGGTGGTGCTTAAGCAAATGCTTGAAGCACTCGACCATCCGGTTTTATCAACTAAAGACTTTGAGGAGCGGCAAGATGACTGAAGAGTTGAAGATGTTATTTGATGTGGTTCACGACTTTATGAATTCAGCCCAGCGTGAATCGATGAAGAGCAAGGCGTGTTGTAAGGCGTTGGATTA